ATTGGGGGACATCTCCTCGGATGGCGAACGGTCTGCGCCGTTGAATGGGAACCATACCCAGCCAGTGTACTTGTCGCCAGACAGAACGACGATCATCTCCCGCCTTTCCCGATTTGGGATGACGTGCAGACCTTTGATGGGAAGCCGTGGAGAGGAATTGTTGACGTTGTTTCGGGCGGGTTTCCTTGCCAAGACATCAGCGCCGCAGGAAAGGGCGCTGGAATTGACGGCGAGCGATCAGGGATGTGGCACCACATGGCGCGGGTGGTTGGCGAAGTACGACCACGCTACGTCTTCGTGGAAAACAGCCCAATGCTCACTTGCAGGGGACTCGACAGAGTGCTTGGCGACCTTTCCTCGTTTGGGTATGACGCGCGGTGGCTTGTTATGGGGGCTTCCGAAGTCGGAGCGCCACACAAGCGCGAACGCATCTGGCTTGTGGCGCACGCCGAGTGCCAGCGTGGTGGAGCCGAAAAGCACAGTTGTGAAGTTAACCGGTCGGAAGCCAAGCGATCCGCAAGTTGGGTTAGCCGATCAAGTTGGTGGGAAGTTGAACCCGCAGTGGGTCGAGTGGATCATGGGATGGCCTTTAGGGTGGACAGACTTAAAGCCCTTGGCAATGGACAAGTTCCAGCAGTGGCAGCGGCAGCATGGGGTGCAATGAAGTGACAACCCTACAACTCCAGACCCCCGAATGGGCCTTACCCCTGCTCAACCCTTCACGCTACAAAGGCGCATGGGGTGGCCGAGGCTCCGGCAAGTCCCACATGTTCGCCGAGCTCATGATCGAGGCCCACATCCTTGACCAGAAACGGCGCAGCGTCTGCGTGCGTGAGATTCAGAAGTCCCTAAACCAGTCCGTCAAGCGCCTGCTGGAGACAAAGATCGAGGCCATGAACGCCGGGGCTTACTTTGAGGTGCAGGATGCCGTCATCAAGTCCAAAAAAGGCGACGGCTTGATCATCTTTCAAGGCATGCAGAATCACACCGCGGATTCAATTAAAAGTCTTGAGGGCGTGGACTGCGCATGGGTCGAAGAAGCTCAAAGCCTGAGTCAGCGAAGCCTCGACCTGCTCCGGCCCACCATCCGAAAGCCAGATTCCGAACTCTGGTTCACATGGAACCCGCGCCAGGCAGCCGACCCCGTGGACTTCCTGCTTCGCGGCCCCACGCCGCCCAAGGACTCTCAAGTCCTGAAGGTCAACTTCACCGACAACCCGTGGTTTCCGGACGTCCTGCGCGATGAGATGGAATACGACAAGCGCCGAGACCCCGACAAATATCACCACGTCTGGATGGGCGGGTATCTGACCAACAGCAACACCCGTGTGTTCAAGAACTGGAAGGTCGAGGAGTTCGAGGCCCCGCGCGATGCCATCCACCGCTTGGGTGCCGACTGGGGCTTTGCCGTCGATCCCACAACGCTGGTGCGCTGCCACATCATCGGCCGCACGCTCTACATCGACTACGAGGCCTATATGGTCGGCTGCGAGATCGTCAACACGCCCGAGCTGTTCATGACCGTCCCGGAGGCCGAGAAGTGGCCCATCGTGGCCGACTCAGCCAGGCCCGAGACCATCAGCCACATGAAGAAGAATGGCTTTCCCAAGATCATGACGGCAGTCAAAGGCCCCAAGTCGGTCGAAGAAGGCATCGAGTTTCTGAAGAATTACGACATCGTGGTGCACCCCCGCTGCATTCACACCATCGACGAGCTGACCCTGTACAGCTACAAGACCGACCCGCTCACGGGCAAAATCCTGCCCGTGCTCGAGGACAAAAAGAACCACGTCATCGACGCCCTGCGCTACGCCTGCGAGGCCGTGCGCCGCTCAGGTGCAGCCAAACCCGCCAGCTTTACACCGTTGCCCAACGTCAAGAAGTGGTGATTTTTTAAGCGCGGTGAGACAATCGCACAATTTACAAGGACGCCCCAATGGCCCGAATCTCCAACGACCAACGCTTGGCCAACCTGCACACCGAGGCTCTCGCGCAATTCGATGACGTGCAAAGCGCCCTGCGCGACGAGCGCCTGCAATGCCTTCAAGATCGGCGCTTTTACAGCCTTTCGGGCAGCCAGTGGGAAGGTCCTCTTTGGGATCAATATGAGAATAAACCTAAATTTGAAGTAAATAAGGTTATGTTGTCGGTGATTAGAGTTGTGAATGAATACAGGAACAACAGAATCACCGTGGACTACGTGTCCAAGGACGGCCAAGAGAACGACAAGCTGGCCGAGGTCTGCGATGGCCTCTACCGTGCAGACGAACAGGCATCCGTGGCTGACGAGGCCTATGACAACGCCTTTGAGGAAGCAGTTGGGGGCGGCATTGGGGCGTGGCGTTTGCGCACTGTCTACGAGGACGAGGAAAACGACGAGGACGACCGCCAGCGCATCCGCATCGAGCCCATCTTTGACGCCGACAGCTCCGTCTTTTTTGACCTCGGGGCCAAGCGCCAGGACAAGAGTGACGCCAAATTCTGCTTTGTCGTCACCAGCATGACCCGCCAGGCCTACAAAGACACCTGGGGCGATGACCCAACCGACTGGCCCAAGATCATCCACCAGTATGAATTCGACTGGTGCACACCAGATGTGGTCTATGTCGCCGAATACTTCAAGGTTGAAGAAAAGACCGAGACCATCCGCATTTTTCAGGCCATCGACGGCACCGAGGAACGCTACACCCCGGCAGACTTTGCAGCCGACGAAACCCTCGAAGAAACCCTCCGCGCCATCGGCACAGTCGAGGTCCGGCAAAAGCGCGTCAAGCGCAAGCGCGTTCGCAAGTACATCATGTCCGGCGGTCGCGTGCTGGAAGACGCCGGGTACATCGCAGGCAAGTGCATTCCAATCGTAGTGGTCTACGGCAAGCGCTGGTTCGTCGATAACGTCGAGCGTTGCATGGGCCACGTGCGTCTGGCCAAAGACGCCCAACGCCTCAAGAACATGCAGCTGAGCAAGCTGGGCGAGATCAGCGCCCTGTCGTCGGTCGAGAAGCCCATCCTGACCCCTGAGCAAGTCGCAGGCCATCAGGTCATGTGGTCCGAGGACAACCTCAAGGACTACCCGTACCTGCTCATCAACCCCATCACCGACCAAAACGGTAACCAGGCCGTGTCTGGCCCGGTCGCCTACACCCGCGCCCCCAACATCCCCCCGGCAATGGCCGCGCTCTTGCAGATCACCGAGACCGACATGCAAGACATCTTGGGCAACCCCCAAGGCGCAGACAAAATGATCAGCGGCATGTCCGGCAAAGCCGTCGAGATGATCCAGACCCGCGTGGACATGCAGGCCTTCATCTACATGTCCAACTTCGCCAAAGGCATGAAGCGATGCGGCGAGATTTGGCTCTCAATGGCCAAGGAAATCTACACCGAGGAAAAGCGCAAGATGAAGACCATCGCAGCCGATGGCCAAGCTGGCACGGTCGAGCTCATGCGCCCCACCATCGATCAAGAGACCGGCGCTGTGGTGCTGGAAAACGACCTCTCCAACGCCACCTTTGACGTGGTGTCCGAGGTCGGCCCGTCCAGCGCCAGCCGCCGCGATGCCACCGTCAGGGCCATCACAGGCCTTTTGCAGATGACCACCGACCCAGAAACGGCCCAGGTGCTCACGGCAGCGGCCATGATGAACATGGAAGGCGAGGGCTTGTCCGAGTTGAATGCTCACGCACGCAAAAAGCTGCTTCGCATGGGCGTGGTCAAGCCCACCGAAGACGAGGCGAAAGAACTCATGGCCGAGATGCAAGGCCAGCCGCAAGACCCCAACGCCATGTACCTGCAAGCCGCCGCCGAAGAAGCCACGGCCAAAGCCGCCCAGGCCCGCGCCAACACCGTCAAGACCGTGGCAGATGCCGAACTCAGCCGGGCCAAGACCATTGAGACACTGAGCACCGTGGACATGGACTCACAAGACCATGCCCTCAACTTGGCCCAGCAAATCGGCGGCATGGTCCAACAACAAACACAGCCTGTTGTCAATCAACCCACAATTGAGTGACAATCGCACACATACGGATTCCACCCACCGTTCCAACGGGTGAGTTGCACAGGGTCACAGATGAACACAAAGGCAGATCAGGAGATCGACACCAACGACGATGACACCATCGTCCTCGACGACCAGGACACCGAGCAGCCAGAGGCGCAAGCCGATGACCAGCAGGCCCAGGCCACCGAAGACGAAGGCGACACCGACGAAGTGGTGGTCTCCATTGGTGAGGAAGCGCCACCTCCCGAAGAACCAGCACATGCGCCTGAATGGGTGCGCGAGCTGCGCAAAACGAACCGAGAACTTCAGCGCCAAAACCGCGAACTTCAGAGCAAGCTGCAAACCACCACCATCACTGAGACCAAGCCGGTGACGTTGGGGCCAAAGCCAAAGCTCGAAGACCACGACTATGACGCCGACAAGTTCGAAGAAGCACTGGCCAATTGGTTTGAGCGCAAGCGACAAGCCGACGAAGCCAACGCCAAGCAAGAAGCCGAGGTCATGACTCAGCAGAAAGCCTGGCAAGCCAAACTGGACGGCTACGGCAAAGCGAAAGCTGAGCTGCGAGTCAAAGACTTTGAAGACGCCGAGGCCGTGGCCCAGGAGTTGTTCAACGTCACCCAGCAAGGCGTCATGCTGCAAGGCGCGGATAACCCCGCCCTCGTCGTTTACGCACTCGGCAAGAACCCCAAAAAGGCGCAAGAGCTGGCGGCCATCAAAGACCCCGTAAAGTTTGCTTTTGCGGTAGCGAAACTGGAGAAAGACTTGAAAGTAACGAACCGCAAAGCAGCCCCACCGCCTGAGCGAGTCGTGTCCGGAACAGGGCGCGTCTCGGGGGCGGTGGACTCAACCCTCGAACGGCTGCGCGAAGAAGCCGCCCGTACTGGCAACATGACCAAGGTCATCCAGTACAAGGCCCAAAAGCGCAGCGCCAAATGACCATTTTTTAGGAACTCACCATGTCCAACAGTTTCAGCAAAGAAGAGCGCGTAGCGTTTGAAGACATCCTCGAAGGCTTCCAAGACCTCTTGGTCCTGAGCCGCAACGTCTCGGTCTACAACACCGACCAGACCATGATGGAGCGTGCCAACAACACCATCTGGCGTCCAATGCCCTACATCGCTCAGTCGATCAACAGCACCCCAGGCACCAGCATCTCTGGCTCGTACCAGAACATGACTCAGTTGTCGGTCCCCTCGACCCTCGGCTTCAGCAAGACCGTGCCTTGGACCATGACCACCTTGGACCTGCGCGATGCCTTGCAAGAAGGCCGCCTTGGCGACAGCGCCAAGCAAAAGCTGGCCTCCGACATCAACGTGGCGATCATGAACACCGCAGCCGCTCAAGGCACGCTGGTTGTGCCCGTGTCCACCGCTGCCGGTGACTACGACGACATCGCCTTGTGCGACTCGATCATGAACGAGCAGGGCGTGCCTGACTATGACCGCTTCTTGGGTCTGGCCAGCCGTGACTACAACGGCTTGGCAGGCAACCTGTCGCAAGCCAGCCGCTCGTTTGGCAACCAGAAATCCGACAAGGCCTACGAGCGCAACTTCGTGGGCATGGTCGCAGGCTTCGACACCTACAAGTTCGACTACGCCAACCGCATCGCAGCGGCAGGCGGCGGCACCACCACCATCGCCACCAACGGCTCGCAAGTTGACTACGTGCCCCAGGCCACATCCACATCCGTGGGCGGCCAAATCAACGTGGACAACCGCTACCAGACCGTCACCGTGTCCAACTCCGCGGGCGTGGTCGCTGGCGACTGCTTCACGATCGACGGCATCCAAGCCGTGCACCACATCACCAAGCAAGCCACCGGCCAGCTCAAGACGTTCCGCGTCATCAGCGTCCCAGCAGGCGGCACCACCTTGGTGATCAGCCCCCCCATCATCGGCGCGACCAGCTCGCCCACCGATGCCGAGCTGCAATACAAGAACGTCGAAGTGGTCAGCGAGTCGGCCACGGCCAACATCAACTGGCTCAACGTCGCCGCCTCCAACATCAACGTGTTCTGGCAGCGTGACGCCTTGGAAATCTTGCCCGGTCGCTACGCAGTTCCTTCGGACGCAGGCACAGCCGTGATGCGTGCCACCACCGACCAAGGCATCGAGCTGGTCATGCAGAAGTTCTACGACATCGACAGCATGACCATCAAGTACCGCCTCGACACCCTGTTCGGCGTGGTCAACAAGCAGCCCGAGATGTCCGGCATCTTGCTGTTCAACCAAGCCTAAACAGGCCAGCAAATTGAAGGGGCTTCGGCCCCTTCTTTTTCATAATCGCCAAGCCCAAGAAGGCCAGCAAATGACCCAAGAATTCCCCGTCCTCGTTTACCGCAGCCCAGGCGAGAACAAAAAGCCCGGTGGCGGCACCTACAAATACACCAGCGTCCAGTCGCATGGCGAACTCAACGCCAAGCTCGCCGAAGGCTGGCACCCCTCATCGGCCGATGCCATCACTGCCGCTGGCGACAAAGCCAACGGCCTGACCAAGCCAAAGCCAAAATGGGCCACCAAGCCCATCAAAAAGAAAAAGCCAGCCAATCCCCTTGGCCAGCGCAAAGAAGCGCCGCAAGCCCCCATTGCCGCCCAGCCAGATGCCACAGATGACGCGCCACCCACCCGCGCAGAGCTTGAGGCCAAGGCGAACGAGCTCGGCATCCGCTTCGACGGTCGCACCAAAGACAAAAAGCTGGGACAATTGATTGCCGACCGGCTCGCAGAGCCAGCACCACAAGGAACATGATCATGGGATGGACCAAGCGCCAATTCGTCACCCAGGCCTTCGATGAAATCGGCCTTGCATCCTACGTCTTCGACCTCACGCCCGAGCAAATGCAGTCCGCCCTCCGCAGGCTCGACACCATGATGGCCGCATGGAACGCCCTTGGCATCCGCTTGGGCTACCCGCTGCCGTCCAGCCCCCAAGACAGCGACCTCGACGAGCAAACCAACGTGCCCGACAGCGCCAACGAGGCCATTTACACCAACCTGGCCATCAAGCTCGGCCCGTCCTACGGCAAGCAGGTCATGCCCGACACCAAGGCCACGGCCAAAGAGTCTTACAACACCCTCCTGTCCCGCGCTGCCATGCCAATGCAACAGCAGATGCCCGGCACCATGCCGTCCGGCGCTGGCAACAAACCCTGGCGCGTCTACGACGACCCATTCCTGCGTCAGCCCGTCGATCCGGTATTGGCCGGTGGCGATGGCCCCATCGAATACAACTGAAAGCCCCACATGCCAACGATCAACCAACTTGCCCCCGTCTCGCAACTCTCAGGCGGCGATCAGATCCCGATCTACGTCCCCAACAACGGTGACGCTCGCCGCACATCGGTAACTCAACTGACGCAGTTCATTGAAGGCAACCTGGTGGTCACTGTGGACGCCACCGAGGTAACCTACACCCCGCCAGGCTCTGGCGCAGTCCCCACCACCGTGCAGGCCAAGCTGCGCGAGTCCGTCAGCGTCAAGGACTTTGGGGCCGTTGGCGATGGAGTGACGGATGACCGTGCAGCATTTGCGGCAGCCTTTGCAGCATGTGCTGAAAAACGCCTGGTTATGCCTTCCGGCAGATACCGCATTCCGTTTACAAGCACCACCGCACTCAGTTTTCCTGCAAACATTGAATTAGTCGGGGATGGCTCAGAGACTACATTTTTGGAATTTGTGCCATCCAGCACGTCTTACCGAAATTGCATGAACTTGTCGCCAGGCGTCAGCATTTCAGGAGCAACCGTTACGATCGCCTCTTTGGTCAACGGGTCTGCTTCAATATTCTCGGGCGACTGCACAAATCTGACATTGACTTCTTGCGTCTTTGACGGCGGTGTTACAAACACAGGATCAACAATTTCTCACGCTGCGTATTTGGTCAATTTCCCAACGTCCGGAACGCAAACCGATATCTTGATTGACGGCTGCACCATTACACGGTTCAGATATGCGTACTTGAAAACAAACACCAGCACTAGCACTCAAAAGCGCATACGTGTTGTGAATTGCGATCATTTCAACAATTACGAAGACCCTTGCCAATTCAATAGCCCTTCAGGGGTAATGGACGACATTCTTGTTCAAGGTTGCACATTCCGCGACTCGCTTGGTGTCTCAGCGTCAGTGACTGCTCTGCATTGCTCCTTTGCGTCATGCTCAAATTTTCGAGTTATCGGAAATCATTTCAGTGGCGCAATCACGGACGCCCTTCACATTGAAGAAAATTGCGTTAACGGCATAGTGACAGGCAACACGCTTGAGATAGACGGGAATGGGGTGACGTTGCAAGACAACAACATAGGCGGCACGTACAAAATGCCTTTGAATGTAGTCGTGGCAAACAACGTGGTAAAGAAATCGGGCACCGGCAGAGAGTCAGGCAAGTCCGGAATTCATGTAATTATTGACGCAACCCCAGAAGTTCCAGCCAAGCGCAACATCATCGAAAGTAACATTATTTCCGGATTTTTCAAAGGTATTCAGACAGGTGCATCCACAGACGATGCCGTCAAAATCTCCAACAACATTTGTCACGATTGCACAAACGCCTTCTACGTTGACGGTGGCTTAAATTCGATTGACGACAACACCAGCGCAAACTCGGATGTTGGTGTTTACACATCGAATGGTGGAGTGATTACGCGGCACACGTTTGTCGAATGTTTAAACCCGGTGGTTTCCGACCTGACACATGCCACAATCATCGACCCTGTGTTCGAATGGTCTGAATTCAACGTGGGCGCTGGAAGCACCACCAACAAAGACATGCTTCCGATTGGCGCTGCCGACAGAATGTATTGCAACATCACTGGAATTTCTCAAACCAGCGGCGTAAACGACAGGGTGACTTTTGTTGACAGTGATGCGTGGGACGGAACAACCTTCACAAAGTCAAACGTGTTAAGCCTGTCCCCCGGCTCCATCACATTAACGACTGTCAACAACTCGGGGTATGTGGCGTTGCAATTATTCAGCACTTCGGCAAAAAGTGGGGTTAGGTTATCTGCCCATTTTTCCGGGACTCTTGCGGTTTCTCCGTAACGGACCACTGACGCAATGAAAACACCCACCCTCGTCCCATAACACCCAGCACCCAACAAGGACCACATCATGAACATTCAGCCCAGCCTCACGACCAACGATGTTGACGTCACCCTGCCCGCCAGCCAGCTGATCAGCATCGGCAGCACTGGCAACCAGCCCACCACCGTCCAACTGCAAACCGCTTACCCCGGCCAGGCGTGGATTTACCCCACCATCGGCAGCCTGTTCAACAGCGCCCAAACCTTCGGCCCCTACGGCGAAGACCGGGTCATCCGCATCTCCAACCGAAACGCCCAGGTCGAGTACAGCGTTGGCACCGCGCCACAACTGCGCAGCTTCCCCCCGCTGGTCATCGGCAGCCTTGAGCCCGTCAGCTTGGTCCAGCCTGCCGCCACCTTCACGACCCTGACCTATGCCGACGACTCGGGCAGCGCCCAACTGGTCAGCGCAGGCGCTCACGGCCTCACCGCCGCCGTGGCAGTGGGCCAGGACATCTACGTGACCTGGGCCACAGGAACAGGCGTCAACGGCTTCTATGAAGTCACCGCCTTGGATGCCGACACCACCGGCGTGGCCATCACCATTGACCTCACCTACGTCACCGGCCTTGGCACCCCGACAGTAGCCGTGGCCAACACAGCCGTCACCGTGGCATCCGTCACCGTCCCAGGCTGGGCAATGGGCACGGGCGGCGGCATGGAAATCGACGCCCTGTTCAGCCTCACCAACAATGCCACTGTCAAGACCTTGGGCATGACCTACGGCGGCGGCACCTTGCTATCTGCCGCAGCAGCCAACAACGCCAGCGCCTGCGTGCAAAAACTCATGTGCAACCGCGGCGGCTCGCAAGTGGTCAGCAACTCAGCCAGTGCCGTGGGCCACGGCCTCTCGACTGGTGCAAACGTGTTCCTGAGCGTTGACACCACCGTGGATCAGACCTTCGCCATCACGGTGCAACCCGCCACGGCCAACAACTTGATGCGCCTTGAGGCCTTCAAGCTGCACATCAATTTCTGAGCATGGCCACCAAAGACAGCCGCCTTGCCCGTGCCGGTGTCTCGGGCTACAACAAGCCCAAGGCAACGCCATCGCACCCCACCAAAAGCCACGTCGTCGTGGCCAAGTCGGGTGACGAGATCAAAACCATCCGGTTCGGTCAGCAAGGCGTCAAAGGCTCACCAGATGGCAGCAAGCGTAACGAGGCCTTCAAGGCCCGGCACGCCGACAACATCGCCAAGGGCAAACTGAGCGCAGCCTATTGGGCCAACAAAGTGAAGTGGTAAGTATGCAAGTTCAAATCCTCAACGGCATCTATGCCGATGCCACCCCGGAGCTGCGCACCGCCTACCCGGTCAACATGATGCCCGTGCCGCTCCAGTCCGGCATCAGCAACGGTTTTTTGCGCCCCGGTGACGGCATCGTCAGCTCAGGCCCATCAGGCCCAGGCCCAGCAAGCCCAGCAGGCGCAGACCGTGGCGGCATCGAGTGGAATGGCGTCTGCTACCGGGTCATGGGCACTCAACTCGTCGAGGTCAACCGCGACAACATAAACCCCTTGCTCGGCGATGTTGGCGGCCCCGCAGGCAGCCTCGTCACAATGGATTACAGCTTCGACCGCTTGGCCATCGCCAGCGGTGGCCGCCTCTACTACTACAACGATGACGGCCTGGTCCAAGTCACAGACCCAGATCTCGGCACGGTGATTGACTTCTGCTGGGTCGATGGTTACTTCATGACCACGGACGGCGCAAACCTCATCGTCACCGAGCTCAACGACCCCACCCAAGTTAACCCCCTGAAATACGGCAGCTCAGAAGTGGACCCTGACCCCGTGGTGGCCCTGCTCAAGCTGCGCAACGAGGTCTACGCCCTCAACCGCCACACCATCGAGGTCTTCGACAACGTGGGCGGCGATCTTTTCCCCTTCGCACGCATCGACGGCGCACAGATTCAGAAGGGCGTCATCGGCACCTTCGCCTGCTGCGTCTACCTCGACCGAATCGCCTTCCTCGGCGGTGGCCGCAACGAGGCCCCGGCCATCTACGTGGGCGCATCCGCGCAAACCCAGAAACTCAGCACGCAAGAAATCGACGAGCTCTTGCTGACCTACTCCGAGGAGCAGCTCTCGCTGGTCAAGCTCGAAGCACGCAACGACAAAGCACACCAACACCTCTACGTCCACCTGCCAGACCGAACGCTGGTCTACGATGCAGCCGCATCCGAGGCCTTGCAGACACAAGTTTGGTTCACCCTCACCAGCACCGTGGATGGCTTCAGCCAGTACAGGGCACGCAATTTTGTGTGGTGCTACGACAAGTGGCTCGTCGGCGATCCGCTCTCCAACAACCTCGGCCACTTCACCCAGGCCACCGGCCATCATTGGGGCCAGCAAGTGCGTTGGGAATTCGGCACCACCATCGTCTACAACGAGGGCAACGGAGCGATCTTCAACCGCCTGGAACTGGTCAGCCTCACCGGCAGCGTGGAGGTCGGCAAGAACCCCCGCATCAGCACCAGTTACAGCACCGATGGCCGCGCATGGAGCCAAGACCGCAGCATCACCGTGGGCACCACAGGAACCACAGCCAAGCGCCTTGCATGGTTCCAGCAGGGCCACATGCGCAACTGGCGCATTCAACGCTTCCAAGGCGACAGTGACGCCCACGTCTCCTTCGTTCGCCTTGAGGCGCAACTCGAACCCTTGGCATTCTGAACATGGCCACCGCTCCCGTCTCCCGCCGCCTCAACCTCACCCGCGACCAGCTCGCGGCCTTCCTGACCGACCAGCAGCAGATCCGGCAGTTTGAGTTGCTGTTCAGCACACTAGACGCCATCGCCATTCAGAACGTCAACGCCAATTTGGTCTATGCAGGCCCAACCAGCGGCGCTGCGTCAAGCCCGTCATTTCGTGCGCTGGTGCCGTCCGACATCCCGGCGCTTGATTACGTCGAGTCCGTCAACATCACGGCCCCGCTGACCTCGGACTTGGACCCGCTCAACCCAACGATCGGCATCGCAGGGTCAGCCCTCACCAAGACCAACGACACCAACGTCACTCTCACCTTGGGCGGCACACCTGCCACCGCTTTGCTTGCTGCCGTTTCGCTCACGCTGGGCTGGACTGGTGAACTTGCAGTCGCCAGGGGCGGCACAGGTCAAAGCAGCTTCACCGATGGCCAGCTCTTGATCGGCAACAGCACGGGCAACACGCTGACCAAAGCCACGCTTACGCAAGGCCCAGGCATCAACATCACCAACGCAGCCGGGGCCATCACCATTGGCACCGCTGGCGGCATCTCAGGCACAGCCGCACTTGCCAAGCTGACAGCCTTGGGCGCGGACGGCTCCCTGACCTTCACCGATGGCATCATCACCGGCTACGTGGCCCCAACTTAAAGGACACCAAAATGGACAAATTCATGATCATCCCCAAGGGCTTCGCAGGCCTGCCAATGGGCGAGGAATTCATCACCGCAGCGCAGAACAAAAAGAACACCCAAGTGGTGATCGACGATTGGATGCTCGGGCCTGAAGTCCCAAGCAACGAGCCCACGGCCAACAAAGTCTATTGGGTTGCGCTCGGCCAGGCCATGCAGGTGGACGAGAAAGAGGCACGCCGCCGCCGCTGTTCCAACTGCGAGTATTTTGAGGCGACCCCTTTGATGCAGGCAAAAATGGATCGCATACCCAGAAATCAATGGGATCAAAACGCTGGTTATCGAGGGTATTGCCACAAATTTGAATTCATCTGCCATGACATGAGATCGTGTCAGGCATGGGAAGAACGCGAATTCGAGATGGAAGATTGACGGGCATCCGAAATGTGTAAAAATCAAGCCGCTGAGAAAATTGCTACCAGCGGCATCCAATATTTATTGAGGTGTTTTTATGGGCTTACTTAGCACTCTTGGCGGACTGGCAGGGACATTTTTTGGCGGCCCCATCGGTGGCGCAATCGGCGGCGCACTTGGTGGTGCATTTGAAGGCAAAGAGTCAGTCGGCCAGGCTTCAGCCGTCCAACAGCAAGCCGCGCAAGGCGGCATCGACGAACAGCGCAGACAGTTCGACGCCATTCAAAAGCTCTTGCAGCCCTACTCCCAAGCAGGCACAGCAGCCCTCGGGCAACAGCAGGCCCTGCTCGGCATGGGCACACCAGAAGCTCAACAGCAGGCCATCAACGCCATCCAAAGTGGCCCACAGTTTCAAGCCCTCCAACAGCAGGGCGAAAACGCCATCCTGCAAAACGCATCAGCCACTGGCGGCCTGCGTGGCGGCAACGTGCAAGGCGCTTTGGCTCAGTTCCGACCCGCCTTGCTCTCAGGTTTGATCGAGCAGCAATACAACCGCTTGGGCGGCCTCACATCCATCGGTCAAAACGCAGCCGCAGGCGTAGGCAATGCAGGCATGCAAACAGGCGCAAACGTGGCCAACTTGCTGGGCAGGCAAGGACAGGCGGCAGCCGGTGGCATCTTGGGTGAGCAGGGCGCACTCACGGGCGGCATCAATCAGGCCATCGGCGCTGTTGGCGGTGCTGGCGGGTTCGGCAGCCTTTTTGGCGGCAGTGGCGCTGGCGGCCTGCAAGCCCAATTCTCACAAACCCCCATCGGATCGTCCGGGTTTGGCTCCGGTCTTGCCTACGGCAACCAAGACCTGGGCTCGAACTTTTAAAGGCGCACCATGCAACCCATCAACTACCTGACCCAAGTCGCCGACCCCTTCGCTCAAGCGGCGCAAGGCTACAAGCTCGGGGCCACCATCGTGGACGTCGAGGCCAAGCGTGCCGAAGCCGCACGCCAGCAACAGGCCATGCAGCAACAAGTCCCGCCAGAAATGGCACAACCTGAGGTTATACCGCAATGATCAATGCCGATGAGGGCAGACTAGTAGATTCTGAGGAATTGGAATCGAACGAACCCGAAAACGAAAACGAAGAAGAGTACGAAAACGATGAGTATGAGTCTGAAGGCGACTCGGGCGACGAACCCGGAGCCGAGGACGAACAGGACGACGGTAATGAGGATTTAGAGTTCAACTCGAGGTCTTATCGTGTACCGAAGGACGTCGCGGAGGCCGTGAAGTCTATGCAGAAAGACTACACGCAGAAAACGATGTCCCTAGCTGAACAGCGCAAAACCCACGAGGCGCAAGTACGGTTTCAGCAAGAGTTTCAACAAGACGTGGGAAAAGTTTACGCGCTAAACGATCAGCTCGAAGAGTTTAACCGTGTAGACTGGAATAAGCTGACGGATGACGACCCTGTGTTATGGCAAAAGCTCATGAATCAGCGCCAAAACCTGGAAATGCAACGTCAGCAATTGGTAGCGGAACTATCGCATAAACAGCAAGAAGCCACCCTCCGAAGACAGCAAGAAATTGCCAAGCTAGCTGAGGCAAGTGAATCTGAACTGAAGCGCGATATTAGGGATTGGACGCCTCAAAAAGCGTTAGAGATTAAAGAGTTTGCCAAGAGCAAATTCGGGTTCAGCGAAGCAGAGTTAGAAGATGTCAAAGCTGATGCACGAATCTGGAAACTCTTCAATCTGGCGTATCAAGGCAGTAAAATCGTTAGTAAACCGGCACTTAAGCCGAGAGTGGTTCAGCCTGCGCAGCCAGTTACAACGCTTAAAGCTAAAGGCGCTAAGAGTCGATCAGTGCCCAATGATTTTGGCGAGTACATGAAATGGCGTAAGCAGGGACAGAAATAATTTTAATCTTTGGAGGCCCTTAAATGGCTAATACATATAAGTTTATTGATATGGTCGCGCGTGAAGCGTTGGCCGAATTGCACGAACAATGCGAATTGCTCGGGACTGTTGACCGTCAGTATGACGATTCTTTCGCCAAAACAGGCGCGAAAATCGGTGATACTCTGCGCGTTCGCAAACCCAATGAATTTTCTCTGCGTACCGGTAATGCGATGAGCATTTCCCCGATAGTGGAAGAAACACAGACAATCACGGTATCTAGTCTTAAGGGTGTCGACATGGAATTCAATCATGTTGATCTTACTCTGAAAACAGATAGCCCTAAAGACGTTGCGGCATTTACAAAACGGT